TGGCCGTACAACTGCCCGAAGCGGCGGAACGAGCTGCGGCTGGGGCGGGCAACCGTGCAGTCGATCACGTCCATCAGCTATCTGGACGCGGACGGCAATAGCCAGACCCTCGCGGCGGATCAATACCGGCTGCTGGGCGGCGATCCGGGCCTTGTGGTGCCGGCCTATGGCGCGACCTGGCCCAGCGTGCTTGACACCGAGGAAGCGGTTACCGTGCGCTACGTGGCGGGCTTTGGGGCATCGTGGAACGACGTGCCGCAGGACCTGCGCCTCGCCGTCGCGCAGCTCGCCGCGCACTGGTACGAAAACCGGGAGCCGGTCGTGATCGGACAGGCCGTGAACGCCATTCCCGACATGTACGACCGCATTTTCGGCAAATACAAGGTCTGGGGTCTGTGAGCATCGGCCGGATGCGCGAGCGCATCTCCGTCATGCTGGCGACCGAGACGAAGACTGCGAGCGGCGGCGCGACCGACACGATCACGACCGTCTGCGACCGCTGGTCAGCCCGCGTGGAGCCGCTGGCGGGGCGGGAGCGCTACGACACGGACCAGACACTGGCGCAGACCACCTATCGGGTGACCATGCGGCGCCGGGACATCACGCAGAAACACTACGTCATCTGGCACCACGTCGGTGGTGACCGGACGCTCGATATCACCAGCGCGCTCAATCTGGACGAGAAGCGCCGCTTCCTGACGTTCGACTGCATCGAAAGGTCGGTGTGATGGCTTCCACGGACGCCCAAAAGGCAGCCTACAACGCCCGGAAGAGGCAGCGGCGCGGCTACGCGAATGTGACGAAGCTGCGCCGCAAACTGCGCCGGATGCCGGACGAGGCGACGAAGGGCATCAAGGAGGCGCTGGCCGATCTGGCGAAGAAAATCGAGGCCAGCGCGAAGAACCGGGTGCCCGTCGACACCGGCACCCTGCGCGACAACATCACGGCGAAGGTGAGCCGTGACGGCCTGTCGGCCAGGATCGGCGTGCAGGGGAAGCGAGCCAGCAAGAAGGCGTACTACGTGAAGTTCGTCGAGCATGGGACCAAGAAGCAGCCCGCGCAGCCATTTCTCGGCCCGGCGTTCGAGGAAAACAAGCGCGACGGCGTCAAGCAGATCGGCGATGAGATCGACCGGGCGCTCCTGACCGTGGCCATGGACACGACCGGTGGCGACTGACGCCCAGCTTGCCCTTCAGGCGGCGCTGGTGGCGGCGCTGGACGGCCATGTCGGCGCGCCGGTGTTCGACTACGTGCCGCAGGATCAGGCCTATCCCTACGTCACCATCGGCGACAGCACGGCGGTCGACTTCGACACCAAGACCGAGGTGGGGCAGGACCACACCGTCACCATCCACACCTGGACCCGCGCCAAGGGCCGGGAGTCCTGCAAGATCGTCATGGGCGCGATCTTCGGGCTGCTGCATCGCGGCGCGCTCACGGTGACCGGCCATGCCGTTATCGATAGCCGCGTGGTCTACGCGGACGTTCTGCAAGACCCGAATGAAACGGGTCATCCCAGCGGCCCTGTCTGGCATGGCGTCCAGCGGGTTCGGATCATAACCCAGTCAAACTAAGGAGAGGCCGATATGGCTGCGAACAAGGGCAGGAGCTTCCTGCTCAAGCGGGCGACGCTTGGGTCGGACAAGACGTTCACGGTGGATGCGACCGACAACGAGATCGGCACCACGGCGCACGGCCTGACGGCCGGCGACATGGTTACCTTCGTCAACGGGCCGCCCCCGGCGCCGCTGAGGGAGGGCAAGATCTACTACGTGATCAATCCCAGCGGCGGCGCGGACGCCGATGCGTTCAGCGTCTCGGAAGCCCTCGGCGGCTCGGCGGTCGATATCACCGGCACGACCTTTGCGGCCGCGTGCGTGTGGAACGAGGTGACGGCGCTGACGACGGTGGCGGGCCTACGGTCCAATTCGGTCAGCATCAACAACGAGCCCGTGGACGTGACCACGAAGGACGACGAGGGCTGGCGCCGGTTGCTGGAGGGCGTGGCGTTCAAGTCCATCTCCATGTCGGCGGCCGGCATCTGGCAGACGGCGGCGGGCAAGTCGGCGCTGATCACCGAGATCATGGACGGCAACTTCGGCCACTACCAGCTCATCGACCAGGCCGGCGGCAGGTTCGAGGGCTCGTTCCTGCTGAGCAACCTGGAGGACACTGGCAATCACGACGGCGTCGAGGAATTCACGCTCTCGCTCGAATCCTCGGGCGGCGTGGCGTGGACGGCGGGCACCTGATGAACCCGTATCGCGGCGAGCACAAGGTGACGGTGGGCGGCAAGGACTATGCGCTGCGGCCCACCTATGACGCGCTGGCGGCCATGGAGACGGCGTCCGGCATGAAGCTGATCCCGCTGGCGGTGGCGTTCAATGCCCGCAACGTCGGCGTGTCGGAGATCGTGGCGGTCATCGTCGAGGGTGCGCGCGGCGCCGACCCGGACGTGGACGGCGAGGCGCTGGCGTCGGCCATCGTCGAGGCCGGCGTGCTGAACTTCGTCGAGGTGGCGCTGGCGTTCCTGTCGGACGCGCTGACGGGAGGGCAGAAGGGAAACGCCGGGGCGGCGGGACGGAAGAAGGCTACCCGTTCCGCCGCATGATGGAACTGGCCATGGGCGCGCTGGAATGGCCGCCCGCCGTGTTCTGGGCCTCAACGCCGCACGAGTTGTTCGCGGCCATTGACGGCCGCAAGGAGGCCAACGGCCACGAGGACGCGCCGGTGCCGCCGACGCGGGAAGAGGTCGCGGAGATGATGCAGCGGTTTCCGGACTACACCGTTCATTGATACCATCCGCCCATTCGAAGAATGGGGGCAGTCATGGGTGTTTATTCAGTGCCGGTCGTGGGAGAGTCGTTTCGGCAGAAGGCCGTCAAGAGATGCCGGGCGGGCGATTGGGTTCTTTTCATCCCGGAGCCAGGAAATCCGAAAGACCCGGAGGCTCTGGCCATTTGGAGCGTGCATGGCCAGGTAGGCTATGTGCCCGCAGCAAAGCGAGGATGGATAGCCCGCAACGTGGCGAAGTCTGAGACGAGCGTTGTTGGGCGAATCCTGTCGGTTAAAAGGCCGGGATGGTTCCGTCCTTATGGAATCCGCATTGAGGCGTTGACGAGCAGGGACATTCCTGAAGGTCTCGACCTTACGCCGATTCTGCGGCTTCAGAGGGGTGCCCTCTAAAAGTTGTCCGCTACAGGACGGGACGGTAGGTCGGGCCGTATTGAGGCGCTTTGGGTGGACGCGCTCTCATCGCTTTTTAAGGTCAAGAACGTCGGCGTCCTGAATTTGGCGTATTTGCCTCATGTCCTTCGCGGTCTGTTCGGCCGCGACCCTGATCCGCTTGATGTTCTCGTGCATCGCGTAAATCAGGAACGGCACCAATAGCCAAAGAAAAGCCCAGATGATCCCGAACAGGATCAGACCGAGAAGAATCGGCCCATAAAGATCGCCGTCGTTAGCCATATCGCAGCCTCCCCCAAGGGGGGGTGATAGTAAAAAATCATGCGCGGCATGTCGCGGGCTATTTGAGGTAGCCGTTCGCGCGCCACCTGCTGCGGTGGCGGCTTAGTGGCTTACTACAGAGCAAAACAACAGGGCGGTCTTCGGGCCGCCCTTTTTCTATGCGGGGCAACCGATGGCAACCGATCTTGAAACCCTGCTGGTCCGGATCGACGCCACCACTGAAGGGCTGCGCCGCGAGCTGAGGAAGGCCGATGCGGCCGTTGCCCAGTCCGGCCGCCAGATGGATGGCACGCTCAAGCGTATCGACAAGTCGTTCCGAGACTTCGGCAAAGGCATGGCCGCCGCGTTCTCGGTCGCCGCGATCACCTCTATCGGTAAGCAGATCCTCGCGGCGGCTGACCGCTATCGGACCCTGCAAGGCCGGATCAGAGAGGCGACACGGGCCACGGGCGATTACGCCAGCGTATCCCACGATCTGTTCGCTGTATCCCAGCGCACCGGCACGGCGCTGGAAGAAAACGTGGCCATGTTCCAGCGTTTGGGGACGGGCGCGCGCGAGTTCGGTGCAACGAACAAGGATATCCTGAAGGTCACCGAGACGGTCCAGAAGCTGGGCATCATCGGCGGCACGTCGGCGGCCTCCATTTCGGCCGGCACCATGCAGTTCGCTCAGGCCATGGCGGCGGGCGTCGTGCGGGCGGAAGAGTGGAACAGCATCGTCGAGAACATGCCCGAGCTGGCCAATGCCATCGCCGCCAGCATGGGCAAGACGGCCGGCGAGATGCGCCAGGCGATCCTCGACGGCGAGGTGCTGTCGCAGACGGTCTTTGAGGGCCTGAAGAAGCAGGCCGCCGATGTCGATGAGCGGTTCGAGGCTCTGCCGCTGACCATCGAGCGGGCGTCGACCAAGATTGCGAACGCCTTTGACAAGGCGGCGGGTGAGTCGAAGGAGTTGGCGAAGGCGCTACAGACAACCGTCGATCTGATGCAGTGGATCGCCGACAACACTGACGCCGCCATGAAGCCCCTCAATGACCGGCTGGAGGGGACACGTCGAGACGTTGAGCGCATTGCCCAAGCGTGGCAATGGCTCAAGGACGAGATAGTCAAGGACATGCCGCGCCTCGCGGACGCGCTCGGCATCGGGCTGGGTGTCTATCAGGGCGCCGGGGCCAACGCGCCGCGCGGCGCGTTCGGACCAGCCGGGCGCGGAGCGGCAAGCGGCGGCCAAAGCACTGTCCCCGTGGGATCAAAGAGCCGCGGGAAAACATTCGAAGAGAAAATTAGGGAGATCGAGGTCGACAACCAGACCATTGGCGGCCTTGAAAGCAATGACGATTATTCGCGGGCCCTGCGCGACGACATGCGCGATGTCTACGACTATCTGGACGACCTGGAGCGGATGCGTATCGCGGCGCAGGAGAATGC